TGCATTCCTAAGTCTAACTAAAGCACGAGTACAGGCTACATAATACAGATTTAAAGATTCTTTTTCTGCAACACTAATTTCATAATCAGGAATATCATTTAAGTTTTGTAAAACAGCATCAACAGAGTTATTCATATCCGTTGCTAGAATTACTTCATCAAACTCTAAACCTTTAGATGAATGAGCAGTAAGCAGCATAAAATCTTGTTTTATATTTTCATGATTTTTAGCTTCTGCATAAGCTGAAAATATTCCAGGTTTACCATATTTAATTACTAAGTTTATTGCTTGTTTTAGTGCTAAATCTTCGTCATATTTATTTTTTAAATATAGCAATACACTATTGTAGTTAACTCTAAGGTCATCTTTATTTTCGTGCCAATCATCGACATCATCTTGAATATGTCTATATGCTGGATCGTAAATTTTACCTTGATATTTTAATCCTGCTATCATTAAAGGTAATTTAAAAATTTCTTGAGCTTTACGAACAAGTCCGTAAGGAATGCGTTCTTGATCAAGTTCAATAATCTTACTAATCAGGCCTGCGTTAGTTCTAGAAATATACCCCCTAGTTTTAACAGTTGTAGGTATATTATCTGTAAGGCCTTTAAATTCCATTTCAGGATTGAGATATTTTTTACAAAATTTTTCAATTGGTTCAGCAATATGTTCAGGTACACGAAAAGATTTAGATAGTTTAAAAGTAGTACCTTGACCAGCTAATTGCTCAAAACAATTTATAGTGTAGTTAAAAGTATAAATATTTTGATGTGGATCACCAACAGCAACTTTTATTCTACCTGTTAAATGCTTGAATATTTCTAAAGTAACTTCATTTAAATCACCAGCTTCATCAAGCATAATTAGATTATAAGGTGCTTGATTAATTTTATTTTGAGCAAGCATTTTATGAAACATTTTTAAATAAAAATCATGAGAACATTCAATAACTCCTGTAGCCATAAAAGTTAAATACTTATTAGCTAGCTGAGTATTAGTACGTCCATATTCTTTTGCATAATCTTCATACTCTAAAAATCTAGACAAGCAAAATTCTCTAATATCTTCAGATAACATATGTTTATCTTTATAAGGAATTTTGTCGTCTATTTGTTTTGGGCCAAAAAAGCCTACTTTTAGCTTTAAAGGTATAACAACTGCCCTATATGCTAAAGAATGTGTTGTTCTACAATCAATATTTTTAGGAAATTTTTTACTTGATTCTGTAGCAATTGCTTTGTTATAAGCAAGATACAATCCAGGTTGGGAGCCTAGTTCTTCAGCAATAGCCTTTAATAAAGTTGTTTTACCGCTTCCTGCTACAGAATCAATTAAAATTAATTCATTTCCTGTAGCCTGTTTTGCGTAGTCTACTACGTTTTGTTGTTCCTTTGTTAGCTTCATATTGTTCTTTTACATAATAAGTACCCCTCAGGGTAGCTAGTTATTTACTCAACGAAGTACTTGAGCAACATTTATGGTATGTCTTTCTACTTCACCATAATCCTTATGAATAACAAGGGCTTTACTATCTTGATGTGACCGATAGCCGCCAGCATATGCGTAAGCATCTTTAGCAGCTATAGTACGAAAACTTTCTACAGTACATCCTGAATATTCTTTACGAGTATCGTGATGAATATGTCCTGTTAACCAATAACGATGGTCAGTATAACCCCATTCTTTGGGTTTATCTGTAGCCATTACTAAAGGTAACTTGTCAGCTTTGCAGGTATGTCCATGGTGAACACCAAAAAAACATTTACCATGCTGAAAATACTGAAATACGGAACTTGTGCAACCAATATCAACCCTAGGTTCATTTTGGTACATATGTTTTAATGCAGCCTGTAAAAACATAGCGCCTGTATCATCATGATTGCCAAGCATGTTAATAACTTGAACAGATTCATGATGTTCTAAAGCAGAATTAATCATTTGAATCATGATTTTAAGACCGGTATCTACCATCATCATGTAGTTACCGTCTGTGTCTAAAACATGCCTATGTCTTTCAGTTACTCCTGCAACATTGTCTCTGTGAAAATAATCGCCTAAGTTAACGATAACGGCTTTTTGACAGTTAGGTGCTGTTTTAACTAGTCTATCAAATACTCCACAAAAAGCTTCTTGGGCTTTTATAAGATCCCAATCATCTCCTGCTTCGTCTTTGTAGGCTTTCATACCAATATGCGGATCGCCTAGCGGGTATACTGCCATAAGTTCAGTACTAGCATATGATTTTTCATACGGCTTTTTTTCAAACTTAGGAAGCTCTTCAACTAACTCTTCAACTAGTTCTCTAAGAGAATCTAATTGATTTGTTTTTTCAACATCAGTTTTTACCCATTGAAGTTTAATATTACCTTCTTCATCGTAAAGGGTAGAAGAGCCTTTTAGTAATTCACCGCTACTTACATAATTACCAGAGTCAAGAGGTAATATACCTCTTTCTCTAAGATTATTAATACGCTTGCCTATTCGTCCAGGTCTTACAAAATAATCTGGGTAACGTTGTTTAATAGCGTCTACGATACTTGGAATATGATAGTCAAATTCATCACATAACTGACTTAGCACAATATCGTTAACTATAACAGTCATAGAAAGTCCTCTTATTTTCCAAACAGTGGACGCTTAGCCGCAGTTTTAGATGTAGGGGCTGCTGGTGTTTGAGAAGTTGAAGCAGTACCTTTAATACGGCTTTGAATCCACTCTTGTACATCAGACTCGGTCAAGCCGTCTTTGTAAGTAACATTAGACGCATACTTTTCTTCATCAAGAGCAAGTCGCTTACCAATGTTTTCACCAGATTCTGCTTCTGCTGCAGTTGCACCATCTTCACGATAAAATGCTTTAACAGCTTTACGCTCTTGGATGTTATTATCCCACAGGCTGTATTCCATTTGAATACGCATTTTAGCTGGCAAATCAGATAGTTCAGGAATGATTTGCATAGCCATTGGTTTTTGGTCGCGGCCAACAGGAAATTCTGCTTCTTCAGTTTCAATTTCTTGACCATCTTCCATGCCTGCAATAATACACAAACGGTTTAGCAAGTTTTGAGTAATTTCATTAACTTTACCGTCTTTACCTAGCAAAATAGGACCATAAATAGTTTGATCCATTCCGCCGCTATTAACATTAAAGTTTAGTTGATAAGCACCGTTTTTGGTTTCAGCAACTTGTACGTAGTTAATAGTAACATCATAGATACCTGAACGGTTGATAAGACCACCACCGTTACCGCCATCTTTGATAGCTTCTGTTTTTTTAGATACAGTTAGTTTCATAATTGTATTCCTTGTGTTAAAAAATTAGTTAATGTTAAAGTGCAAATTCATCTACTGCACTTGCGTTCCCTGCCAATGAATTAATATGATCTTGAAGGTTAAATTCTTCAATTGGCATATTTTCTGGCAAATCTTCTTGCAATGAACGTGCTGGAAGTTTGGCTGAGCGGAAATGAATTAAACGTTTATTGTTTTTTACTTCAATAAACAATGCTTCATCAACTTCAGCTAAAAAGCCACCACGTTTAGCAAATGAGCCTTTACCCACTAAATTGTACTTAGCTGTATCAGCATCATACAAAGCATGTGAAATAAGTACTACATTCATATTGCTTGCAACCAGCGAATTTTCGATAAAACTTGTAAAAGCTACAATTTCTTTGTCAAGTTCACTGTAAATCTGAAAACCTTTGTACTTTTCATTGCAGTTAGCATGAATAGTATCAAAAATTTTAGATACAGAATCAAAAACAATAGTATCTGGATATGTTTTAAATTTACTATTGTAAGCTTCAATCTTTTCTACGGTAAGATCAAGCAATTCTTTTACTGAATCAAATGTAGGTACCATTACGTGAGGTACAGGAAAAGGATAACGTTTACCGTCATGGCTAACCACTAGAGAGTTTTCTAGATTTTTAGTAAGAGTAGTCTTACCGGAGTTAGCTTCAGCGGAAACTAATAGCTTTACTGACATAATTACTCCTTGTTAAATGTAATTGGTTTGGGTTTAGGTTTTAGACGCAAATCTTGTGCTAAAAGATGACGCAATTCTGGTTTATCGTGCCAAGTTTGTACAGATTCGGCCACTAGTTGTAGGCAAGATCCAATAAGATCTAGGTTGTCTTGTGTAACTTCTTCAGTTACAACAGATACTTCTGAAGGATAATCTTTCAAAGGTTTGCCTGTTTTCTCGCTCACTCTTCCTGTTTCATTTTGAGTAATATAAACTAGTTTAAGATAACGAATATCAATGCCTTGTTGTTTAAGAATCCAGGCATATGTCATCTGCTGAAACCAATAGTTACGAGAAAATCTAGTGGGAGGCGTTTTAGCTCCTGTTGTTTTCCAATCCATAATAGTATCGCCTCGTAGCGCATCTATAGATCCGCCTACAACGATTCCTGGAAGCATTTCATGAAAAACAAATTTTTCAACTTCATCAGGTTTATTTGTTTGTACAAACGGCAAAACCGCAGAAATCATAGGTTCATACTGATTAAGTACATGATACACATCTACATCTGGATGATCAATAGACATTACATAACTATTAAGCATTTCCCAGTCTACGTCACCTTCTGTAACAAACATTTCAATGCCGGCGTGGACTACTGTTCCTAAATATGTAGCGGTATTTCCGGTAAATTCTTGTTCTCCCAGTAAATTTTCATGGTACCATTCACTAGTACGATCAAAAAACTTACTAACTTGTGAAGCACTAATGCGAAAAGCTCCATTTGTAACATCTTCACCAGTATTGTATTCAAAGTAATTTTTTTGTGCCCATAATAACTCCTATATGGTATATTCAGGCCAATCTGTAATCATATCCTGAACGTTAGTATAAACCCCTAGTAATTTTCTAGGCATTTCATCTGGAACAAAATCAATATTGTCTCCTGTAATAGTTTTATAAGTTTCAACTGTTCCTTTTTCAGTATCTTTTAGATGTTGATAATATAATTTATTACAGGTAGGAATTAGAAATAGTTGATAAATTCCATTTGTTAATTTAGGGGATTCTAAAAGAGGAAAAATTTCCTCTTCTAAAACATTGTTGTTAATCATTCTTTTTATTT